GAAGACGATCAGGCGTCGGACACCAAGGGAGATCTGACCCCGGAGCAGCGCAAGGCGCTCGATGGCGCGCGCGCCGAAAAGGTGCGGCTCACGAACTTTTTCACCTACTGCACGACCGAAAGTTTCGTTCAGTTTCGTCGGCGCTTGCGCAAGGATCTCGAAACGACCGGCAACGCGTACTACGAGGTCATTCGCAACGCAGCGGGTGAGGTCCAGGGCTTTACGCACTTGCCGAGCTATCAAATGCGTCTGGGCAAGATGGAGGACGAAGCGGTCGAAGTTACGCGAAAAATCTTGGAGCTGCAGCCGGATGGTAGCGTGGTCGTGAAGGAGCAGCGTGTCATGCGCCGGTTTCGCACGTTTGTGCAGAGCCGCACGATTCAGCAAGGTCGCACGACGTCGTCGATCACAGGCCACAAGGTCGTGTGGTTCAAGGAGTTCGGCGATCCGCGCGCGTACTCGAAGAGCAGTGGCGAGCACGATGGCGAGGGCGGCGAGCGCAAGCGCATCGACCTGAAGGATCGAGCGAGTGAAGTCCTTCACCTGAAGCTCTACAGCCCGCGCAGCCCTTACGGGCTGCCACGGTTCATCGGCAATTTGCTGTCGATCTTTGGCGACCGCGCGGCCGAGGAAATCAACTGGATCACGTTCAAGAACAACAACATCCCGTCGATGGTTGTCGCCGTTTCGAACGGGCAGCTGACGCAAGGCACCGTCGATCGTATCGAGTCGTTCGTCGAGTCACAGATCCAGGGCTCGGACAACTACAGCAAGTTTTTGATCATCGAAGCCGAACCCACCGGCGAGGACACGGCGGGCGAGGACGGCGGCCAAGTGAAGATCGATGTCAAGCCGCTGACCAAAGAGCAGCACGCCGACGCGCTCTTTCAGAACTACAGCACGAACAACCAGGACAAGATCCGCCGTTCGTTTCGCTTGCCGCCGATCTTCGTGGGCCGAGCGGGCGATTACACGCGTTCAACTGCCGAGTCGTCGCGGCGCCTTGCGGACGAGCAAGTGTTTGCGCCCGAGCGTATGGAGTTCGACGAGATGATGAACCGGTTGATCTTCCCAGAGATGGGAGTGATCTTTCACAAGTTCAAGTCGAACACGCCCAACACGACCGACAACACACAGCTCGTGAAGATCTTGGGCGGCTCAGAGAAGACGGGCGGCATGACGCCGCGCATCGCGCGCTTCTTGCTCGAAGACATCTTGGGCGCTGACTTGCCCAACTTCGCCGCAGACTTCCCGGCCGATGTTCCGTTCAGCATGACCATGGCCGAGGCCGTGAAAAACCAAGCTCAGCCCACTGAGCCTGGCCAGCAAGTGACGGCGCTCAAGGCGCTGGGCCTGATCGACGACAACGACGAGCTGGACCTGTCTTCGCTGGGCCTCGAAGATCTCGACGAGAACGATCCTGAAAGCGTGATCGAAGTCGCAAAGCGTCTTTTGGCGCTCAACCGCTCTGCAGAAATCATCTGGCGTAAGCGAATGACGGAGAGCGCGTGAAAAGCGCCGCGCTGCATCACGCGTTGTCAGGCGAGTGCTGCTCGCGTGAGTTGGACATCTTGCACGATGTGCTTGTGACGTCGGACGTGTCTATCGCCAAGGCGCTGATGATCAGTGAGGTCGCGCAAATCGCACGCCATGAGATGCGCATGCGCGACTACTTGCTGGGCAAGTGGCGCGTGCGTACCAAGCAGGCGAGCGCGCAAGCGGCCTCGGCGTACAAGGAGGCGGGCACCGTAAAGGCGGTGCGCGCCACCGTCGACACGGTGATGAAGAAGTGGGCCGGCGACGTGGAGGAACGCGCGACATCCGAGCTGTCGAGCATCTACAGGCTGGCGCGCAAGGCGGGTTGGAAGAAGGCCAAGGGCAAGACGAAGGCGTCGCTGCAGTACGTCGTGCCCAATCTGTCCGAGCTCGACACGCCGCTGGCCAAGGCCAAGAAAAAAATACCCGAGGTCTCGCCCAAGTTCGATCTGCTCGACGAAAACGCGCTCGAAGAGCTGACTGCCGACCAGATGCTGTGGATCGGCATTCACTATGCGAAAAATGTTCGAGACGCAGTTCGAATCGCGGTGACGCCGACCATGCTCGAAGGCATGGGCCGGGTCGAAGCCGGCAAATTCATCGCGAAGGCGCTCGAAGAAATGCTCGGCAAGGTCTCTGTGCCGAGTGGATTCATAGGCACGGACGCCAAGTACTTCGAAGGCTTGGCAGCAAACACCACGACGAACGCGCGCGTACGCGGACAGATTCGAAGTTTTTCTGACATCGGGATCACGGCATACGAGATCGTGAACCCGATGGATGAGCGGACCTCCGACATCTGTCAGTACATGAACGGCAAAGTCTTTCAGGTGTCTGACGCCGAGGCGCAGATCGCGAAGACGGGCGCCGCGAGGTCGCCAGCTGCAGTACGCGCGGCGCACCCGTGGTTGTCGGCCGATGAGATCCAAGAGATCGGAGACAACGGCGGGACCAAAGCGCTGGCCGAAGCCGGCTTGGCGCTGCCGCCGTACCATTTTAGGTGCCGTTCTACGGTCGACATCTCGCTTGGGTCGATGGACTTCGACAGTCTCGAAAACGAGTAGGCCAACCACGTCACGATAAACTCGTGACGTGGACATTCAAGGACACCTCGACTCTATCGCCGCGCTCGCGAAAGGCGCGCAGAAGCAGCGCGCTGAAAAGCATGTTTCGCCCGAGCCAGAGGCCGCCGAGCCGGCGCCGGACGACGGGCAGGCCGAGTGCGAGGCCGATGCAGAAGACGAAGACTCTGAACAGAGTTCAGTCGAAAAGCGGATCGAAATCGAGATCCTCAAGGCGTCGGACGAAGAACAGACCGTCAGCGGGGTTGTGCTGCAACCTGAAGTGGTCGACGCGCACGGCGACATCATGTCGGCCGACGTGATCAAGCAGGCCGCATACGGCTTTCTTCAGAACTTCAATCGAACGACGAAACTCGGCGTGCAGCACTCGACTTTCCCCAAGGGAAAGCTCGCGCTCGTCGAAAGCTACATCGCGCCAAACGGGATCGTGCTTGGCGCAAAGACGGTTCGTCAGGGCTCTTGGATCATGACAGTCAAAGTGCTCGACGCGGACATTTGGAAGAAAGTCAAAGACGGCAAGATCGGCGGCTTCAGCATCGGCGGTCGAGCCAAGGTCGTGAAGCTCGAAGAGTGAGAGGGAGCTCGAACACAATGCCGAAGCAGGCAAAGCGCAGATTCGTTGGTCTGGACACCCAAGAAGTAAGCTTGGTCGACACACCGGCGAACGAAGTCGATTTTTTGGTGATCAAAAATCAGGAGGGTCTAAGCATGGGAGCCACAGCTGCAAAGAAAGCAACCGAAGCCGTCGAGCTCGAAGTCGCCGAGGGCGGCGACGCCAACGTGGCGAAGGCGATGGCACACGTCAACGACATCGTCACGAAGATCACGGGCCTGGTAGCCGTGAAGAAAGAGACTAAGGCGCCGGCCGATGGCGATGAGCCCGCCGACGGCGACGAAGACACCGACGAGACCGAGACCGCGAAGTCGGTGAGCGTGGAAAGCGTCTTGGAAGAAGCCGGGCTCGACCCGAAGACGACGAAGCTTCTCGTGACGAAGCTGAAGAAAGCCTTCCCGTTCCCTCCGAAAAAGCCGGGCAAGGGGCAGGCCGACGATGGCGACGAAGACGACGGCAAGAAGACGAAGACCAAGAAGGCAAAGGCAGCGCAGAGCAAGGCAGACGACGAGCTCGACGCGCTCTTGGCCGATGAGCCGCTCACCATGGCCGGGCTCGCCACGGCGGTGCAGAAAGCAGCCGCGTTTACTCCGCAGCGGATCAAGGCGCTGCAGAGCGCGCAAGAGATCCTGAAGCTGGTCCTCGAAGCCGTGGGCACTCCGGGCACGTCGCCCAACGCCAACACGCCCGCTGTCGAGTCGCACGGCAATCCGAGCTCGGTCGACGATCTGACCAAGCCGTCCAAGAAGCCGACCATGACCGGCACGCTGAAGTCGGCCGATGGCGAAGAGGGCGAAGTCGTTTCGCTCTTGAAGAGCTTGGCGACGGCCGTCGGCGGCCTCGTCACGCGCGTCGAGAAGATCGAGAAGGTCCGCGTCGACTCGAACAGCGCCGAAAACGACGGCGGGACGGAGACCTCCACCAAGAAGTCCGGCTCCATTTGGAGCGGCGTTCTGTAGTTGAACGACGATCACACCTAGGCCCTCAAAAGAAACTTT